GGCCATTACGGCTGCGTCTGGCTCGCGCAACTGCGCAATAGGCAAAGACGGGACGGCGTGGTATCTCATCGCCGCGCAGTGCTGACGTGGCAATGTTAGGCGCTCCATGTTCTGCGTGCTGCCCAAGTGCGACTGGGTGCAGCACGTTTTTGCCCAACCCGCTTCCAGACTCCATCGAAATGGCATTTACTTCGACGAGCTCTGATTACGCATCGTACGCCGGCCAAATGATCACAGGCGATGGAGACCTTAGATTGATTGCAGTTGGGATTGCTTGCAGATTCCCAAGCGGAACCTTTTCGCTAACTCCTTCACCCCCACCAAGTGACAACTCTTTGCCTCGTGGTGTGTTTTCGCGGGAATATGTATACGCAAACGATATTCTTGGCGTAAACGCATCCGTGCGAATCGAAAGGCTCGGCAATGGAACTAGACTTATTCGACTTGATTTGGCTTTGCGCCCAGGAAGGCTGCGGTACGTCGAGGGAACGCTAGCTCCGCCGACAAGCAGCGATATGCTGTCCGATTCTTGGGCCACCTCAGCATGCTTTAGTTCACAGCTTCAGAATTTTATTAATTCGCCGAACTGCGTACGATCGTTAATTTTTGCTCAGATTGGTTTGGAGCAGACATGCGACGATAGTATTTCGCAAAAAGCCTTCGGTGTTGTTTCAGGCGCAGGTTCCGCGTCTTGGTGTTTTTCCGACAACTGCATTCCACCCGGTTCATTTAGCGGAGCGGGTCTGTTTACCACAGCATCCCTAACGAATATGTTTGGAACTGGACTAAGCCTGGGGTTTATCACAACCAGCGGCAGTCCACGCCCTGGCGACATAAGGCTTATGAGCACATCGGGCGGTATTGTTGTGAGTCCTGCGTCTTCACCTAATCCCAATCAGCTCGTAAGCCTTACTCGCACATTTTCTGCGGCTGGGAGCTTAGATTCAATAAAAATGATTCGAGGATCAGATTCGTTTGATTTGTTCGGTCCGCTGCCTGCTCAATCCGCGTGCTGTGGGTCTTTTAGTGTATGATTGTGTGTACGACAGCGTAACTCAGTGCTGTGCGACGTGCCGGTCGCCGATGCGATTGCCTGACCTGAAGCGCAATTGCGCTGCAAAACTTTCGCCAAACTTTTACACGGCCCTGCGGCCCACCTGGATACAGCCGTTACACGGCCCCGGCACCGAACTCTCTAGGCTCTTGAAACGCATCGGCATCGAGCCCACGCCCACTTGCGCCTGCCGCGCCAAGTCTGCCGAGATGGACGGCTGGGGCTGCGACGAGTGCAGCAAGCCGGAACGGATCCAAGAGGTGGTCGGCGTGATGCGCGAAGAAGCCAAGGCACGCGGCCTGCCGTTCGTTGACATGGCCGCTAGGTTGCTCGTGAGACGGGCGATTGCCAACGCCCGCAAAGCGGAGGCCCGTCGTGCCAAAGAAGCCGAGAAACCCCCATTGACCGATTAGGCTACAGTACCACAATATAGCCCCATGCCGGATGACCACCATTTCACTGTGGCCGGGGCTCGCTGGCTCCTGCGGTTCTGCCGCTTGAAGGGCCAGGCGGCCGGCTGGGCGTATCTGCCGGATGCCAAGAACCCGGAGATGCCCCGAAAAATTCTGGTCGACGAGAAGCTCTCCAAACGGAGCCGGCTGGAAACGATCATCCACGAACTCCTCCACGTTTGCTTTCCGACAGTCTCGGAGGAGCACATCACCGAGAGCGCCCGCGACATTGCCCGCGTTCTCTGGACTCTCGGATACCGCGAGACGGAGTGACCACAATGCCGAAGAAGTCCGCACTGCAAAGCGTCGTGCAGGCCGTCGGGACGATCCAACGCCCGAAACGATCATGGTTCAGTCGCCTGCCCACGGAGGCGCAGGTCGAGATGAGTGAGGTGAAACGCGAGTGGTTGTCTGGTGCTCTTCAGGGAGCACCGATCGTCACCGTGTATCGCGGAATCGTCGCCCGTTGCACGGAGGTTGGATGGCACGCTCCAGAGGCCGAACAAACAATCAGTCGGTGGCTGCGGTCGCCCGACAAGTAGAAGTCGGCAAGGACGCAGAGGCGGCGAGGCTGCGGAACGAACTCTCTTCGCTCCGCAAGAAATACGACGCTGCGCTGCATCGGCTTGAGGCCGAGAAGGACGCCGTTGCCAGCCTGACGGCACTCTCTGACGTCAAGTCGAAGAAGATCGACCGCAAGCGGCCTAAGCAGGGCCGGCCAGAGGCCACGGCGATACTTGTGCTCTCCGACTGGCACGTTGAGGAGGAAGTGCGGCCTGAAACCTGCCGCAACTTAAACACGTTCACCCTGGACGTTGCCGACCGGCGCATCCAGCAGCTTGTCCAGCGGGCGTCGATGCTCATCGAGCACGAGAAGCATTTGACAGGCATTCGACGCATCGTCGTGGCCGCGCTCGGCGATTTCATCACAGGCCATATTCACGACGATCTCGTCGAAGTGACGCAACTCGCACCGCTGGCCGCGACCCGTTGGGCCGGCGAACGCCTGGGTGGCGTGATCGACGCGATGCAGGAGATCGCCCCGGTGCTCGTGGCGACGTGCAGCGGCAATCACGGCCGCAGCACGAAGTTCCCTCGCATGGCGACGGAAAACGACCACTCATTCGAGCAGCATCTCTATTTGACGATGGCGGGCCAGGAGAAACGCAAAACCGTCGAGTGGCAGGTGGGCGAGGGCTATCTCAACAACATCAACCTCGACGGATTCATCGTGCGGGCGCATCACGGCCATGCAATCCGGTTCGGCGGCGGCGTCGGCGGCCTGACGATCCCAGCCAACAAGGCAATCGCGAACTGGAATCAGGCCCAGCGGGCCGACCTCGACATCTTCGGGCACTGGCACTGCTTTAGCTGGCTCCCCTACCGCTTCGTGGCGAACGGCTGCCTCATCGGCCACAACGCATTCGCCGACAGGATCAAGGCGGAATATCAGCCGCCATCGCAGTCCCTTGTCATCATCGACCACGAGCACGGGCGGGTCACGAAAGTGCTGCCCATCTTCTTGAAATGACCAACGACGAAATCCAACGAGCCTGGACGCTCGTCAATAAGTACGGCCCGCCGAACTCCTGGACGGCGGCCAACGGCACCCTCGCGGCGGCCTTGGGCCGGGCTCTGGAGGAGGTCGAGCGGCTCAAGTACCGCGTGGCGATCATGGAAAATAACCCGCCACCAGCGTGGCTAGGGAGGCGCGACTAGATGTTGATCGGCATGTGCGGCGCGGCTGGCAGCGGCAAGGACACGATCGCGGACATCTTGGGCTTCGACCGGGTTGCCTTTGCCGACCCGCTCTACGAGATGGTGGCGATCGTCACCGGCCTGACCCCGGCCGAGATGCGTGACCGCGAGACGAAGGAGCGTGAGATCGGGTGGCTCGGCCAGTCGCCCAGGCAGCTTCTCCAGACCCTCGGGACTGAGTGGGGCAGGGACACGATCAGCCAGACCATCTGGGTCGACACGGCCATGAGGCGTGTTCGTGACCTGCTCGACGCGGGTCGCAGCGTCGTTGTCACCGACGTTCGCTTCGCCAACGAGGCCGCGGCGATCAAGGCGGCCGGCGGGGTCATCTGGCAGGTTGTTCGCGGGCAGGGCAGCATCAAGGGGCTGGCGGCCCGCCATGCCAGCGAGGCCGGCGTCGACCCCCTGCTGATCGACCGCGTGCTCGGCAACTGGTCGACGATTGAGCGGCTCCGGCAGACCGTCGAATCAGCCATAGAGGGGCAGCAAAAGGCTACAATACTAGAGTAGCCCTGTGACACGCCACGAGCGGCCCATCGAGGCCCGCAACGCACAAGGAGGTGCTGATGTCTGAGCCTAAGATTCGTCGTAAGTTCAAGGCCACCCCGATCACGCTCTCGACGTCTGTGGCCGCTGCCACGACGCTCCGATGGGACGACGTGGCTGGCGGGACGCTCGAGATGGGCACCGTCAGCACCGCTGCCACGACTCTCCAGGTCTGGGCGTCCGACGCCACCACCAGCACGTTTGGGAGGCTTTACAAGGTCGACGGCTCGGCTGCCGACCTGACCCTGGCCCCGTCGACGACTGAGGCCCGCGTCTACGCACTGCCCGACGAGACGTATGGCTGCGGCGCGATCAAGCTCGTGTCGGTGTCGACGAACTCGACGGCCGCCGTCTGCATCGT